AGCGTCTTTCTTTGGAATGGCATATCAGGAGAGCTGGTTCCAGGCCCACGCGTACGTCAGCGGTATCTGCGGGCCGGTCGGTTGATAGAGGATGATCTGCGCACCGAGAAACGTGTCGCGCGTCCATTCCGTCTGCACATCGATGCTCGCGACGACGCCATCGTCAACAAGCCACTGCAGCGCCTCGACGATGTAATCGCGCGCGTTATTGAGCACTTCCTGAGTCTGCTTCGACCTGTCCAGCAGCCAGAGCCGCGAACCGATCGGCTTGCCCTCGCCGATGTCGCCCCACCAGCCCCGCGGATCGCCGGTACCGTCGGGAATGACGTCGTCCGGATTAGCCTGCCGGTCGGTGAAGAGGCTCACGAGAACAGCCGACTGAAGGTCGTTCCCCGTCACCAGCGCCGGTGCGATGAACTGCCAATCGCCCCGACTATTGTCGACGTCCCAGACGACCGAAATGTCAGACATTCTTTTACTCCTGCTGATTCGGCGCGTTTGACGTCCGCGTGCCGCCGCCCGTCTGAATATTCACCACATCGTGTGTGTGAGAATTTGCGACTTGCCGCATACCCGCCATCGTTCGAGTGTTCGTATTGCAGTTGTCGAGGATGTCGCCGGTACACCTTAGAAGCGGCGTGTCCGCGGTGATCTGAGGTGTATTCGTGATCTCGACCGGTTTGCCGCCGCCGTTCACGACGATGCCCGCCGCCGAGAGATAAACCGATTGCCCGCTGTCATCGTAGATCGCCACCTCACCGGTCGCGAGCCCCTTCATTCGATACTTCGCGTTGGAGGTAGCGATCACGATCCCATCGTTGCGATCACCGTTTTTGGAAGCGATCACCGCCTGGGTGCCATTCGGAGGATTTGAGGTGAAGCCGTACTCGGCGTAACGCGGAATGTCCGGAATCAATTCCAGACCGTTGACACGCAGTTGCAGCATCTGCACGGGCTTCGTGTCGTCGACGAGCGTGACCGAGCCGCGCGCCATCATCAGTAAGATCCGGCGCGCCAGCCTGTTCAGTTGGTCGAGCATTATTGCTGGGTTCCTGTCTGGATCGATTCGTCCATCGGCAACACGTCGAGCGCGATCGGCTCCGGCAGAAAACCTTGCCGCGGCCCGAAGACCAACTCGGCATGCGTCCCCAGCTTGTCGAGGATGAATGTCACCTCAGCAAGCAGCAGAATCGTGTTCTCGGGCACACCGACCGTATCGGCTGACACCGGGTAGTTGGTGTTCGGGATCCACGGTGAACCGCTCGCGTCGCGCCAGTTATCGACGAGCACGCGCACGCGTCGCGAACGTCCATAGGACCGCGACGCCATCCAGTTCACGCGCTTTTCGACGAATCGACGGTCGGTCGCGCTTTGCTCAGAGACAAAGTACGTTGGCCGGAACCGCCCAGTGCTGTTCTTAGCCACCACGGTGACGACAGGGAGGTTCGTGACGCCCTCGTCGTCCGCGCCGGCGCTGTATGCGCTCAGCACCGCATTGAACGTGCTGAAGGTCCCGAGCGTGCTTTTGGTGCACACGATCGCTTCGATGTTCTGCCCAAGCGCTACGCCTGACGCGCCCAATTCCGTACCGGCGGTTGAGATCGTCAGTTCACCCTCTTCGCTCTCGAAAACGAGCAGACCGCAGTAGCGCGCATAGCGCTCTATCACTTCCCACGCCGTTTCTGTGATGCTCACGAGCTGCCGCGGCAAGACAGGAAGCTGGTCGAGAATCGCTTGCGTCCCGTTCGGAGGAACAAACACACTCACACCATACGGCGCCGTGATAGCGGCGCACAGCGCCGTAAGCGTCGTGTTGGCATTGACCTTGTCGATACGGCACGAACAGTCAACCATATCGGCAAGTCGGCCGCGACCCGTTAGCGTGATCACATGCGCTTTCGGTGCCAGCGTCTGCTGAATCGTCTCAATGAAGCCCGAGAGCACGACGTCGTCACCGATCGAGATCTTGGCCGGTGCGCCCTCGCGACCCACCAATTTCAGCGTGTTCGCGTCGGCAGAGCATGTCAGCTCGAACGACGACGTCGCGACTTCAATGGACCGGGAGATCCGTACAGCCTTCCACCCCGTCAGCATCAAACCATCATCGGTAAGCAGCACTCGAACTTCGTCTGCGGACGGCTTCGCGCCAACGGTATCGACGATGCGGTCAGCACTCGGCATCAGAAGTTCCCAGGTGAATATGAATACTGATCGCCCAAAGGCGCTTGCTGCCTATCAGTGGTTAGCGTTGCATCCACGTTCGGCGACGATTCGACGTTCACGCTCGTGCCCGGCGGCGCATTCTTGTGGACGATCTCAATTCGCATCTTCCCTGGCGTTCCAGTTGCATCACCGAGTTGGCTGTCGAGCTCGCGTGCAATGTCCGATCGGATCGCGGCCTCTCCGGCCTTGTCCGTCGGACGCTCGTACAGCGAGGAGATCCGTTCAGCGGCTTGCGCCGCGTCATTCGATTGCAGGAGCGCGTTTCCGGCGTTCGCTTCAGTGTGCTGCAACTCCCACAACGAGAAGCCCATCTGCTCTTCAGGTTTGGCGAGTGCGAGCGGCCGGCCAGACCATTGCTCATAGAGTTTCTGGCGATCCGGTCCCCACTGAAATAGGCCCGCGAATTTCCCGCTGTCGTCGACGGCGCGTTCGTCTAAACTGCTTTCACGGAATGCGTTGGCCGTCATGCCGATCGCCTGTTCACGCGACAGCCCGTGATTCAGGTACCACTCGACCATCGAGCGCGCATTTTCCTGCTGCGCGCCGTTGCCAAGAATCCCATTCTCCTGGTATTGCGACATCGTCTGATTGCCGCGGCCGCGCAGTCGGTTACCGAAACGCTCGAATCCGTCCCAGAGCCGTTGCTGCGTGTTCTGCTCATCGCCGGGTGCGGCTTGCGGGCGCGAACGCCCGCTCGCGGCATCGAGCCCGAACTGAATGCCATTCAGGAGACCATTGAGCGCCGGTTCGAGATCGCTGAGGATGGTCGTCTTCAGCTTGTCGTATGTGACGCTCAGCCTGGCCGACGCATCGGCATATTCCTTCGCCCGTCGAATGTCGTCGTCCGTCGGGATGTAGCTTTTCGCGGCGAGCAGATCGGCGGATACCTGCACCGGCCCCCGATTGAGAAAGTCGACCAGCTGGCCCGCGCCGGCCGCGCCAAGGAAGTTCTGAGCGCCGCCATACTTGCCCTGAGACCGCAGAATCTCTGCGTATGAGGCGAGCTTAGTCAAAACCGACTCAATCGACTCCATTCGAGCCGGATTGGTCGAGATGCCGGCGGCCTGAAATCGCTTCAGTGCCTCCGGATTGCGGTTGTTCAGCGCGTCGCTGTATGCTTGCCGCACCTGCTCAATACCGCCGTTCGCCTGCTCGGGCGACAAACCAGCCAGACGCCCGGCATATTGCACGCTGTAGGCGTTCTGCGTGGAAAGACCGCTTCGAACACCGAGGTTGCTCATCGAGCGGACCGACGAAGCCCACTCAGATTCGATCTGGGCAATCTTTCCCACGAGCGCTGCTACCGCGCCCGTGATAAGCCCTGCCCCGCCTACAAACCGCGTGACGGCCGAGATTGCGCCGCCGCCCGAAGTGAGACCCATGCTGATCGAATCGCCCAGCTTGTCGATCTTGCTGCTGCGGATCTTGTTCCCGAGGCTTTCAATGCTCGAACGCACCTTCCCGATCGGGCCGGACGCGCCGTCCTTGGCGGTGATCGAGATTGCAATTTTGTTTGCCATGGGTCATCGCTGGAGAGCGGAACCCGGCAACGCCGGGCGCCTATTGCGCGAGTGCCTTGAACGATTTCGGGCAAAACGCGGGGTGAATCGGATCAATCTGGGTCGTCAGTTCATCAGCGCGCGTGGCGTCGCGATAAACGCGATTTGCGAGCACTAATACCGGCATCGACGCGGCAAAGTCGAAGGTCCGGATTGACGACAGCCCGGCGCCGCGCTTATTCAGGTCTGCAACGACCGCGGCGCGCAACGTGCGCAGTGCCTCATACGTATCGTCTTCGCCCTGGTCACCGGCAATATCGATCTCAGCGTCGAGCAGCGCGGACACCTGATCGCGCATGCTCGCCGCGTCATCGCTCGACGTCGGCTGGTACGTTGACGAGGCAAGCGCAACCGAAGCAATTGCCGCGCGGCGGAACATGTCTCCGCAAGCTGCCTGCATCTGTCCCATCGCCATCCCGATTACGGACGCCGTCGTCGTCCCGCTCGGCGTGAACCCAGACAGCGACGACAGCAGCCGTACGCCATCAGCGGGGTCCGTCGTTGCGGCCAGCACCGAGGCCGTCAGGCCTTGCGCCGCCGCCGAGAAATCGCCGACCGTCGAGGCATCGAGCGCTCGCGCAGCTGCATCAAGCGTTGACGACGCGGCCGTCACGCCAGCCCGCGCCACCGTCGCAGACTCAATGAGGCTTTCTGTCGTCGCGCCGGACTGCGCCGTCGACGAACTGGGGTATTTGCTGAACGTCGGTAACGTTGCGCTGCCGGTGAAGCGCCCGAAATCACCTGGCAGATTCGTCAGCAGCTTGAACAGGTTCCGCGCGTCGCCAACGAGATTCTTCGCGAACGTGTACCAGCCGACGGCGGTATTGACTGCCTCGCCGAGCACCGCCGCGCCCTGCAGGATCGCCGCGCTCGCCTTCCGCGCGAAGTCCGCTGCAGCCGCGAAATTCAATCCGCCGAAGGCATTCGAAACCGCCTGAGTCGTTGCCGTCTCGCTGGTCGGAAATGTCCGCGGCCCACCTTCAATGAATTCGAACTGGAATTCGAAGTAGCGGCCTTTCTCCCATCGCTCGATGGACCGGAAATCCATCAGGCTGACGGTGCGACGCCCGAGCGTCGGGTGTACGAGCGAGCCATCGCCGGCGGTCTCGCACGCCGCGATCAGCACATCGCGCTGAGCAATGACATCGTCGCCGACGACAAACCCATACAGGCGAATTCGCCGCGTCCCGCGCCCAAGATCCTCAACCCAGGGCACATCGCGCTGCGGGTATTCGTGCAGCTCGTTGCGGCGGCCAAATCCTCCTTCACTGCCGAGCGAGACAAAAGGCACGCCGCGAAACGACGCCGGCCGCAACTGATCGAAGTACGACCCAGTCGAACCGCCGAGGCGCGCAGCAAGTGAACTGGCAAGGTTCGTGATCCCGGACGCCGTGCCGAGCACCGCGCCGGCGCCGCCGGCGATATTCATGTCAGGCTCCCATCTGCTGTCTCATACGCCTGGCTCGCTCGAGCCGCCGCACTGACTCGGTAAAAGTCATGCCTTCGACGACATCAGGTCCCCACCGCATGAAGTGGGTCAATTCGTCGAGGCGGTCTTCCCACCCTTCAGGCATGTCGGTGCACTGGGCGATCAGTCGTCCGAGTCCGGTGATCGCCGAACCTGAAAACCGTTGAAGTAGCCCACCGCGGCGAGAAAATCGCGCGCGCACAGAGCGCGAACCGCATTCTTCGGATAGCCGCCCACCAGGCTGATTCGGGCGACTGCAGCGGCGAAAGGTCCGCCGGCGGCCGCCGCCTTCCGGTTCTGCTGGTTGGTCGGCTCGCAAAGACTGAGAGAAGCCAGATTCAGCG